ATTTCCAATCAATTAGAACTGAGTTAATAAATTTTACAAAAACTTATTATCCTGAGTTAATTGATAATTTTAACGATGCGTCAGTTTTCTCAGCGTTCTTAGATTTAAATGCCGCAATATCGGATAATTTACATTTCCATATTGATAGAAGTATCCAAGAAACTGTTTTGCAATACGCACAACAAAAATCATCTATCTTTAATATTGCCAGAACTTACGGTTTAAAATTACCGGGACAACGTCCATCAGTATCTTTAGTTGATTTATCTATTACGGTTCCTGCTAATGGGGATAAAGATGATGAAAGATATGAAGGGTTATTGAGAAGAGGTAGTCAGTTTATTGGTGCGGGACAAGTTTTTGAGAACATATATGATATTGATTTTTCTTCACCGTATAATTCTCAAGGATTTCCTAACAGATTAAAAATACCTAATTTTGACGGTAATAATATATTAATTAATTATACTATAACTAAAAGAGAATTGGTGGTTAATGGGATTACTAAAGTTTTTAAACAAGTAATCAGTGCGAACAATGTTAGACCCTTTTATGAGATATTTTTACCTGAAAAAAATGTTTTAGGAGTTACTTCCGTTATTCAAAGAGACGGTACAAACTACGCTAATGTACCAACAGCTCAAGAATTTATAAGTGAAGTTGGTAGATGGTATGAGGTTGATGCTTTAGCTCAAGATAGAGTTTTTATTGAAGACCCAACAAAACCATCTGATATGCCAGGTATTAAAGTTGGTAAATATGTAACAACTAACGATAGATTTATTACAGAGTTTACACCTGAAGGTTTCTTTAAAATGACTTTTGGTGGTGGAAATACTTCAGCAGATGACCAACTTAGAGATTTTGCAAGAAATGGGATTAATGTTCAAAGTATGCAAACATACTTAAACAACTTTTCATTAGGTTCTACATTGAAACCAAATACAACATTATTTATTCAGTATAGAGTTGGTGGTGGACTAGCGACTAACTTAGGGGTTAATGTAATTAATCAAGTTGGTAATGTTTCATTCTTTGTTAATGGACCTTCAGAGTCGACTAATACTTCGGTAGTTAATTCATTAAGTTGTAATAACGTAACTGCCGCGATTGGTGGGGCGGGATTACCTACTTTGGAAGAAATTAGAAACTTTGTTTCATTTAACTTTGCAGCTCAAAACAGAGCGGTTACAATTAGTGACTATGAGGCGTTGATTAGAAAAATGCCAGGACAATTCGGAGCACCTGCCAAAGTTGCGATTGTTGAAGAAGATAATAAAATCAAAATTAAGACGTTATCATATGATACATCGGGTGCGTTAACTTCTATTGTGTCAAATACCTTATTAACTAACTTAGCGGAATACCTATCCAACTACAGAATGTTAAATGATTATATCTCAGTTGAGACTGCTCAAGTTATTGATTTGGCAGTTGAAGTTTCTATTGTTTTAGATGCGAGTCAAAATCAAGGAGCGGTAATTGGTTCGGTTATTAATAAAATAACTGATTATTTTAATCCTTCAGTTAGACAATTGGGTCAAAATGTTAATGTTTCTGAAATCAATAAGATTATACAATCTGAAAACGGTGTTTTATCTTTAACTGATTTAAAAGTGTTTAATCAAGTCGGAGGACAATATTCTTCTTCAGAGACTTCTCAATCGTATTCTGATTCTGCAACAAAACAAATCGGACTTATTGATAATACTATCTTTGCATTACCTACACAGATATACCAAATTAGATATCCAAACAAAGACATTACAGTCAAAGTAAAGAATTTCCAAACAGTATCGATTAGTTAATAATTTATTTATTACAGTTTCCACCTATCTTTAAATTAACTTGTATTTTAATATGAAATACTTGATGGGATAGTTTTCAAAAACTGTCAATTAACTATTTATGAAATAAAGGGAATATATTAATGGGAAATTCGTATAGAATTAAAACAACACCTGGACAGGATAAGAACTTAGTTATTCAAGTCGACCAAGACTTTGAACAACTTGAGATACTATCACTTAAGATTAGGCAAGATGATGTCTATTTAAGAATGTGCTCCGATTACGGTGTTATTGCAGGTAGGGTATTTGCAAATAATGGGTATGGATTACCAAATGCTAAAGTTTCGGTATTCGTACCGATATTACCTGAAGATGAGAATAATCCTATTATCTCCACAATTTATCCTTTCAAAACTTTAGAAGATACAAACGATGATGGTTATAAGTTTAATTTATTACCTTATTTACCTTCTTATTCTCAACACGTTCCAACTGGAACTTTTCCAAGTAGAAAAGATGTTTTAGTTAATCAAACGGCTGTTGAGTTATACGACAAATACTACAAATATACTGTAACCACAAATGATAGTGGGGATTATATGATATTCGGTGTTCCTGTTGGAACCCAAACATTAGTTATGAATCTTGACTTATCTGATATGGGTGAGTTTTCATTAGCTCCTGCGGATTTGATTAGAATGGGGGTTGCGACTGAAGAACAATTTAATGGAGTTCAGTTTAAGTCTTCTGCAACATTCAGTGAACTACCTCAAATTGTTGTTATAAATAAGACTATTGAAGTTTCTCCATTTTGGGGACAAGAAGAAATTTGTCAAATTGGTATAACTAGAAGTGACTTTGATGTGACATCAAGTGCTAATATTGATATTAAACCTACCGCAATTTTTATGGGTTCATTAATGAGTTCAACTGAAAAAAGTGCGGTAAAGACTTCTAATGTTTCGCAAAAACAAACTGGTGAGTTATGTAAGATGATAACAGGACCCGGTGAAATTATTGGGATAACTCAAACAATTTTCCAAGATAATTATGGACTTCCTGTATTAAAGAGAGCGGACTTACCAAATGGTGGTAAATTAATTGATGGGGACGGTGTTTGGATGTTCGATGTTCCAATGAATAACGATTACGTTTTTACCAATGAATTTGGTGAGAAAGTATTGTCAGAAGACCCAAGTAAAGGAATTCCTACAACAGGTAAGTATCGATTCAAAATTAAATGGCAACAAAGTACAAGTATCTCTGAAGATTATAAAAGGGGTTATTATATAGTTCCGAATATTAGGGAAAAAGGATGGACGAGTCCAAATAGTGACCCGTTAGCAACAACCAATCCAAGTAGTATTGACTGGCAAAAGGCTCAAAAATCATATACGTTTAGTTTAGATTGGTCCGCATATACTACAAGTACGACGTATAATCTAACAAATCCTGATATTGCGGATGCGATTAATTGTGAAGATACTTTTTATCAGTTTGACTATAATAAAGTGTATACAACTGCGAGTTTGGTTGACAACCATAAGTCCTCAAGGAATAAAGAAAAATTCTTAGGTATTAAAAGAATTGATGATGACACCTGTGAGGATTCGGTTAATAGATATCCTGTCAATGATGGTGTTTTTCATACTACTCTAATTTGGAGAATATTTAACATTCTTATTATCATAATTGGTTTATTATTGAAATACATTGTATTACCTGTATACCATATAATAGCATTTATATGGAATAGTTGGCTTAAATATCTTTTACTTGGGTTTTTAACATTTCTTATTGTTAATCAAATTATTACAACGGGAACCGCATCAGGTGTTGCTTTTGGTACTGGAGATATTGGAGCCGGTATTGGGATTGGTTTTATAGCTGTCTTATGGGGTGTTGTATTAACATTGTTATGGGCTTTGTTTTTCTGGTTTGAACGGTATGAATTTCCACCAATTAAATTGCCAATGATTACATATCCTGATTGTGATACTTGTGATTGTGAAGGTAATACTGATGATGCACCCCCTATTGAACCGGCTTCGGGTAGTACATCTGTAAGTACACAAGCGGTAAACAGTATTTTAGTTCCGTATAATACAAATTCTCCGTATGTTAATTTAGATATAAATTTTTCGTCATATTTCCCATCGCCTTGGTCTTCATCTACGGATAAAGCATCAATTCTTCGTTTATTGACAGGAAATCCGAGTACGACATCAACTAATGGAGTTCCGATAACTGAGACTCCGGTACCTGGTGTTGTATATAATACATCTCAAATTCCTTTTGGAGAAAGAATAAATTTATTTAATACCAAAGGAAAATACTATGAAGGTGTTAACCAAGTCAAAATAACTATTGAACCTGCGTCTAATACAAATTATTATTTAGATAATGTTATTGTTGTTATTGGTACACCCGTAATGGCATCACTAAGTGCAGGTACTATGTTTTCATTTGTTAACCCAAGTAACTCTCAAGATATTAATCTAACAGGAGGAACAACAAATGTTTATGGTACTAATAATGTTACAGGAACAACGACATATCCTAATCCTATTAGTATTACTTATGCAAACCCAAATTCAAAAAATAGTCCGAATATAACTGTAAGTTTTGCAACAACAACTACAACTGGTGCTGATAAAGTTTATCAATACCCTTCAGATATTGAATATTTCCAAGTATTAGCGAATATGACTGTGAGTCAATTTAGAGCTGCGGCTGCGGCAGCAACACCAACACCAATACCGGGTTCGTTTGCGGAATTAATTGAAAGTACTACAACCATCACAAGAACAATTGGAAATACAACCATTACAAAAACAATAAAACCTATTGATTTAGATAATAAAGAGGAGCAAATATTAATAATACAAAGAGGTGTTGACCCATATTCACCTGTATATAATATGAAAGTAGAACTTGGTAAAATTTTTGGAAACAATAATTTTAGTGCTTATGATGTTACGGGTGATTATCGATTAAACATACCTGTCAGAAATACTACTAATAGTGGTATAAGTGATATGATGTATAATCACGATGCAAATTCTACTAATGCACTTCCTGATAACGGATTCCATTTATATTTTCCGTCTTATATTTTTAAACCAAGCCCAACTCAATATGCGGGATACGCTTCAAAATTACAGAATTATTATTCTCAAATAGGAAAAAAACTGTTAAATACAAATCCACAATATTATGTTGATAATGCAGTGGCAGGAAGTGCGTTTAATGCGTGTGCAAATAGTGCAGTATATTTTGGAGGAAACGACGTGTTTACAAACACGTCTAATAGATTTTATAGTGGAATTATTAGTAGTGGTACATATGGCTCAACTGAATCAATTGAGGGGGGTTCGTTTATGTATGGGACACCAACTTCAGGATATTATTTTACAAAAATATATCCAACAAGTTCAATAATTAGTATGACAGATTCTGACAGAATAGTTATGAAATCTGACAGACTTCCATCAGGTGATTCGTTAAAAACTTATTTAAATAACACTTTGTTGTTACAACAAAATAATAATATAAACATTTATTCTTTTACTGAGACAGCTGTTATTTCCTCAGGACCTACGTTATTCACTCCGTCATATGGTGGAGGTGATGGATTATCTGATGAGAATGCTTATAATTCGGTTTTAAATAGTTTTGATTGTAATGGGATAGTCCAATTAGAATGTTATGAAGGTGTGGGATTAGGATTAACTGTTAATATACCGTGCAAAAATAGTGATTCGGTAGAAAATGGGTGTTATGTTTTTGTTAAAGAACCTTTACTTGGATTATCTAGTGATTTTAAATTGATGAATGAATATATATATCGTTTTAGATTTAATTATGGGTTATGTCAAGGAGTATTATCAAATGTGTTTAATAACAACTGGATTAACGGTAATTTATACGCATACCCATTTAAAGTGGATACTATTTTTGGTTCGAACAATAAAGTTAAACTAAGAAAATATCCTAAAAATTTAGTTGTGTTACACGAAGAAACGAATAATTTTTATTATCGTTCATCTCCATATGATGAGAGTACTAATTCATTTATAGGTTCAACAGGTAATCAACCAAGTAGTGGAGGTAATCAAAGAAATTTAAAAACCCCAACAACCATATTAAATATGGGACCAAGAGAAGCGTTTTTAAAAGAAATATCGTTAAATAATAATTTTGACGGATATAATATGATTAAAATGCCTCAGACAACTTATAAAGATTTATCTGAGATGATAAATTTCTTTAGTATTATTAGATTGACAGATGCTGATGGATTTTTAAAGAAAATGTTTGGTAATCAAATAACTAGATTGTTTAGTAGAAGTGGTCGTAAAGTTGATGCGGATTTTGCGCAATCATCGGCAATTAATAGTCAAATAGGTGTGATACCATTTGATGCCGACTTTTACACCACATCGGGTACTTCTATTGGTACGGGTATTGATTTTTCAGTTATCGCTGCTCAGTTTCAAGGAACGGTTCCAGTGGCAGCTGGAGGAGGAGGTAATTCAAATATGATTATGATGGGTATATATTTTTCGTCAAGTACGGAAGATATGCAAATTAGAGATTATATAACACCAGGTAGAGTCATTAGATATGACACAGGTGCTAATACGTTTGTATATGATTATACACCAATTAAGTCTCAAGTGGTTCCTAATTATAGATGGAATATTAATCCCGGTTCAAGTATATTCGGTAGTCAAACTAATGAATGGGCTACAGATGGTGTTTCAATTGAGGCGTTACCTTATCAAAAAATGGAAAGATACAATGATAAATTTCCTAGAGGTGCTACAGGTAGTTATGCTGGTCCTGACGCATATAATGCTCGAGGATATTTATTTTCGGTTTCAAATTTAACTGCGACAGGAGGTAATCCGATATACCAACTAACTCCCGCAACAACTCCAAATCCTGCTTTAGGTGGAGCTCCTTGGTATTTTTATTTTGGGGTTAAAAAAGGTGCAACTGCCATAAACAAATTTTATACCGCCTTTATTGGTGAAACTGAATTAAATGGGTAATAGAATAGATACTAAAATAGTCTTAGGTTCTAAAAGATATCAATCGGCGATTGATACCGATTTGTTGATTGAAGTTCCATTAAACAACACTCAGAAAGAACTTGATGAGTTTGACAGGAGTAACGTTGTAAGTCTTGCACAAATCTTTGATGATGAAAGACAAGAATCTGGAATTTTTAGAATTACCGCTAAAATGGATTTGATATTTAATAATGCGTATAGTGGGTTTACATCAATTAGTGGACAAAATTATACTCCATTTACTAATAGTTTATATTATGTTGATACAGAATATTCTTTTAATTCCGGTAGTTGGTCAGGATACCCACAATATGTTGAATTCGATTTAATTAGAAACGATAATAATGTTCCGGGTTATACTGTTAATTCGGGTGCTAACCCACCTCATATTGATTTTGTAAATAAAAGTGCGTCAACATATAATTGGACCCAATATATTAGTTATGTTTATGACAATGACTACACTAAAAAGATGGAATGGTATAGAACATCTAATAATCCCGTTAGCTGGGAATCAGGTAAAGGTATACCTGTTTATGTTACAAATCCTGCAAATATCAATGGACAAAGTTTAATATCATTTACTTCTCCTGTTGAACACGGGTTGAGTAACGGTGAGTGGGTACAACTAGATTTATCAGGAGTATCAGGAGGTGGTTGGCCTGGATATAATGGAATTAAGACATTCCAAGTATATTCTTTAGGTAATTCCAAATTTAATTCTGAAAAATATGTTTTTAACATATATAACAACGGATTTACAGGAGGTACTTTTCCTAATTCGGTTGAGATGGTATTCAAAAGAATTATTGATATTACTAATTCTGCGGAAACAATGTCAAAATATTACGTTAGAAAACATAAGATATTAACTAATGCTGGTGATGCGATATTAACCAAAGCCGCTTTTGACCAAAACGGTTTTGGTGTTAAACGACAATATGAATATAGTTCTTTAACTCCTGACAAATCAGCTAGAATTACTCAGAAAGAAGGTAATCAATCTTACTTATTAACTTTTTCAAAAGACGTTGATATTAATCTTTACCGAGATAATTTAAAACGTCCGTTATCTGAGTTATACATTACGGTATTAAATAAAGGATATTTTGGGTGGATGAATTGGCCATTTGGTATTAATAATTCAACATTTGGTCTCAGAGAAGGGTTTGGATATAATTTATCGACAATTCCAGATAATTATTGGAGTTTGACTAATGGTGGTATTAATCTATCTTCATTACCGACTAATAGTTACAATAGAACAGTGGGTAGTACTCAATATACGTTTTATTATAATGAGGATTTAAAAAGTGGGGATACGATAAACGGAGCGTATTGTGAGTTTAATGAGTTTGAACAAAAAGAAAGGGTACTTTCGGATTTATATCATAAATTAGGGTTCAATCCTAATTTATTTAAAATTATTCCTCAAAACCAACTGAATCCTAACGGTTATTATTATAAACCTCATAGTCCTATTACTCTAAGAGTTTATTCTGATTATATTGAAGAAGGACTTGTTGAAGATATTGATGGAGTACCTGATTATGCTTACTACTCACAATACAATCAAAAATTATTATGGAGAGATTTATATACTTATGGGTTCATAGATGAATCGGGTAGCGGTGTAGATTATCCATTTATTAACGGAGCTCATTATCCATCAACAAACATAATTTTTAGAGTTATTCCTGAAGGGAATATCGCTGAAGATGCAAATGCAATTTCAACCCCTGTAATCGATGAGTGTGAATAAATTTAAAATATTACAACCAAGATTAACCGATAAGGAAATTAATCTTCCTATTGAAATGACTTGGGATTTTCTTGATAGGTCAAATGATATAGAGGTTTATGAAGAAAAAGTTATTAAGGATGTTATAAATCAAGATAAAGATTTTGAAGTTACAAGATTTTCATTTGTTGCACCTGTAGGTATTCAAAAGTCAGATATTAATTATGAATTTAATTTTGTTCCGGCATTAGCAACAAGTGCGACAACAATATGGAGCCCATCGTATGTTCTTCAGGGATTTACACCTAGAGAATTATATTATTTTGCAAATTCATTTAAAAAATCATTTTTTAAGTTAGATTTTTATGATAGTACTAATCAGAAAGAACAAACAAATTACATTACAATCATTATCCCAACTCAACAAGGCGCGACAACTGCAACAACGGTAGGTACTTCGGTTAAAAATATTAAAACACCGGTATTTAAACTTGATTTCTTAGGAGATTTGGAAGGTTATTTTATTTATTGGTTGAAGAAAAGGGACTTCCTTGATATTAGAGAGTTTTATATGACAGCTAAATTCTTTGATGGTAAAAATGGTTACTTCATTAAGATGATGAACAGACCCCAATCAATTCTTACGGGTATTAATAAATTTAATTTTCCTCAAGAATTGTATTTTTACTATAAAGTAATCTTAGATTATACTAATTATACATATAAAGTCTATGACATAAACAACCCGAATATTCCACCTATTCAAATAGGTGATAGTTCTTTACCAATTAAATGGTACGAATATATTAACCCTTAATGGAACAAGAAAAGTATTATATTAAAATTTCACCTGAAAGTATAAGTAAAGATATATTTAAGGTTTGTTATCCTAGCGGTGCGACATTTCATAGTGGTTGTACTTATGTGTATTCGTCAATGACTGAATTGTTATCTGGTGGTACATATAATCAGACAACAGGTAAACACGACTCTTTGTTAACAGGATTAACAATCCCTATTGTTTTTACTGAGACAGCGGTTGATATCGGTTATTATTCTGTATTTGATGGGGCAATTATGCAATCTGACGTAGTTAAGAATTTTGTATTTTCGTCAACAACTTCACTACCATATACCTATTATTTTTATAATACCTCAGAACACGAGTTAAAAAATTACCTCCAACTTTCATCTTATAATATTGATTGGGGTGATGGTTCTAGTGGAACTATAACAACATTTTCACCAAATTATCAGTCACATAATTATTTGACACCAGGTGAATATACAATAACATTAAGCCAAACAAATCCTTGGGGTATTAATACCATTAAAAAAACTATTGTGGTTCCATTTACAGGTACAACAATTCCAAACCCTAATGGAACTGCTTATTTCACGTCAAACGTTGGTTCGTGGTCTGCAACTCCAATATCTTATGATTTTATATTTAGTGGTGATGCTGAGAATACAATATCAGGGCAAACGGGAAGTACGTTTACTTCTGTTCCATTTATAGTTTCAGGATATACATCATCTCGATTGTCAGAATTGGAAAAATATGGTATTCCAAAGTACGATACAAATTGGGTACAAAAAAATGGAGTTAATTGGGGTAAAGTGATAACTAATGTTAATGTACCTACTACACCATTGGCATTTACTGCCTATACTATAGAAGACGTAAATTATATTGATTATAGTGGTGGTACGACGGCTTATGTATTACAATCATATGGGTTAACTTCTGATTGGTTGGTTGCGGAACCGATAACAAAAGAAGAATCCTTACTTAATATTATTTACCAACCTGAAGTTCAGTCTGATATTTATATTGAAAGAGGAAAAAACAGTGCGACTGAAAGGGCTGAAAGATTAGGTGAGGTTGATAACTTAGGTGACTTAGTTAATTATGGTTATGGGTTTTTTAAAGTGGTTACCCAATAATAATTTTGTGAAAAAACACTAATAAAGTATTTATTAATTAAAAGGAGAAAATAAAATGGCGATAGGAACTTATGGAACAATTAGACCTTCTGATGTTTCACCTGCAGATGTTGAGATAATAATGAATTACACCCCATCAAGGGATGTGACAGATAATTTTATTTTAACTAAATTAGATGCAAAAAATATATTAAGACCTTACTTTAACAATAATAATACGAGTACAAGTAATAATCCTAGTGTTGAAATATTAGGTGGGTTATATAATTTAAAGTTACCGGCAGACCAATTTAACGAATTAGGAATTTATACTTTGTATATTAGGCCCGCTCAAATAAGAACCCAAATTAATGATTGTGGTGTTTTATCTTCGTTACCAAACGTGAAAGGACTCGTGATTAATATGGCGAATGTTCCAAACGAATTTAGAAATAAATTTGTTGCTCAAGGATTAGTTGGGTTTAGAATTGAATATTTAAATGACGATGGAACTAAAATTCCAAACTTCTTTAGAGTGATTACTTCAAATTTCTTCTGTGAACCTGTAACTCAAAATTTAGTTAATACTTCTCAAAAGGCGATTAGATATAGATATGTTGATGGGGTAACAAATTTAATGTTTTGTACTTTATCACCATCTTCAGCACCGACTAACAAGCCAAACGCTACTCCATTCATTGGACAACCGGCTCAAAACATTATAATAACTAATACATTCTTTAATCCAATAACTTTGGATATTGAGATTGTTGAACACGATATCTCAACATTGGCGATTGCGTTATACGGTAATCAAACTAAATCTATTGATGACGGTATTTACACAATCTACGATAGTGATAATAACATATATAAACAATACAACTTATTCGAGATTAGAGACGACTTTAATAAATTATTATTTGAGGTTAGAGAAGACAGGGTTGATAATATTGATTTCAGTAAAAACTTTACAAATATTACTCAATAATGGCAAGAAAATTCTACAGATATCCTCCTAGACCCTCAAGTGGGGCGGGTACTTTTTCGGACAACTTAGTTGGATTCCAACTTGTTGACGGGGGAGGGCTTACGCAAGGAAATTTTGAATTTACAACCTCCATTGTCGAGAAAGTTAATAGGAACTTTTATATCGGTGCGTTCTCGGCTCCAATATCTTTAGATACACTTAATATTGGTTCGGTATTAGAATCAAGAGCAATCATTGCTAAAGAATTTAGAGTGTATCCTAACTTTGATTTAAGTGAAGTTACTAAATTTAGTTTATACGGTTCTCTTTCAAAAAGACTATCAACATCAATTCAAAAAATCATTAATTATTTTCCTGCGGCAATTGAGGTTTATAATATAAACTATGATATGAGCACGGGGTATACTGCAATAAATGCGGTGTATGATAATGTTGAAGATTTAACAACGTTTGAAGTTGATATTAATCAGATAAGAAATCCATTTGGAATTGATTATAGTGTAAATGCAACTAGAAATATATCATTACTAGATTATAAAGTTACCTATTTAAGAAACTTAACAACATACTATAAAGACTATTCTGTTTATATTAATGATGTTGAGTACGCTGTTATGTTTTTTAAACCGTCGGATAGTTTAGTCACTGGTGTTTTAGATATCACGGTTAGCGGTAATCCATTTTCGGGTAATCCTCAAAGTGTTGATACCTTAATAATTCGTCCCAATGATTACTATTCAGACAAAGCCTTAATCGAACCTTTTGATGAGGTTGAGAAATTTTTATTAAATAGATTAATTATACCTCAGTATACTGCGGTTTTCCAAACTCCAAGACAATCGGAAGATGGTACAACATATATTGAAGCAAACAGTGTAACGTGGCCCTTAGATGGTTTTTGGAACTTAGATATTAGAACAATTGCATTTGATAACTATCTTACAACTATTAGTGATATTGCAGATTCTTTTGACGCTTCAAGAACAAATTTAGTTACAAGATTTTTAACTACCGAATCATTTAAAGAGTTTGATACCGAAGACCAAAAGGTTCAAAAAATACTGTCAATTTATGGTAGAAGTTTTGATGAGGTTAAAAAGTTCATCGATACGTTGGCATATATGAATTCTGTTAACTATAATATAGGTAACGATATTCCATCTCAATTATTAAAAAATCTTGCGGAAACTTTAGGTTGGAGAATCAATGTATCACCAATAACTACAGAAAATTTCTTGGATTCAATTTTTGGGAACCAATCAAAAATTGAATATCCTGGATTCTCAAGAGCGAATACTCCAACAGAATTAAATTATCAATTTTATAGAAACTTAATATTAAATTCTGCGTACTTGTTTAAGTCGAAAGGTACAAGAAGGTCCATTGAATTTTTATTAAGATTGGTTGGAGCTCCTGAAGCATTGATTGAGTTTAATGAGAACATTTATATTGCAGGGCAAAGAATTAATCTTGACGAGTTTAATGAAAAGTATATTCAAATATCAGGTGGAACTTATAGTGAGGAATTACCTGTTTATGATACTAATACTGTGTTTAGTATTTTAGGAAAACCGTATACAGGGTTTACAACTGAATCAGTAAATACTGATGTTGACACAACTTTAGATGATTATCCTATTGATAGTGAAGGTTATCCTATGGCTCCGGCAAATAGTGAAAACTTCTTCTTCCAAAAAGGTGCGGGATGGTTTGAATTGGTTAAGGACCACCAAAGTCCTCAAGTCGTTAATAGAACTACAAGTGTTTTCACAGGACAAAATTTTAATATTCAAACTGAATTTGAACCGTTCACTTATGGACAAAAATATCTAGATAGATTTAGACGTTTCCCATATATGTCAGAAGGGTTTAAACTTACTCGAACTGTTGATAATAAAAAGAGTTGGACAGTTACCGATGTTGATTTACGTGTTGGTGGAGGAACATCACAATACAATGCCTATTATCTTGTTAATAATGATAAATTAGTATTAAACGTTAAAAACGTTGATTTGTTTTTAAATCCTGGTCAAGGACTTTTATATGATGTTTGGCATATGTCAAACAAATATAATTATCCAATTCCGAGTACGGGATTAACATCTCCGTATCCACAACCTGGTGGGGTTGATTGGACATTTATAAATCCACAACCAACTAAAAAAACATTCTTTGAGTTTGCTCAAACGTTTTGGTTAAATATGATTAACGTTAGAAATAGACAAATTAGTTCTGACGGTAAAACTGGTGGGTATCCAACATTAGATTCAATTTATTGGAAATATTTGACATCAAACCAAGATGTTAATATTCCTAACGACAACTACACATATAAGACAATGATTGATTATGTGACAGGTATGGGTGACTATTGGATTAGATTAGTTGAACAAATGATTCCGGCAACTACATTATGGTTAGGAGGTAATAAATATGAAAACTCAATATTCCACAGACAAAAGTTTGTTTATAGATTACAAAGAGGTTGTCAAATTGTTCCTGTTCCTTGTGAACCTTGTTCTGTTAGTGGTAGTATTTTCCCTAATGGTTGTAACGATGAAACTGTTTCTTGTGCAGTATTCCCTTGGGATAATGGGACATCAACGGCACAGTCTTTTGCGGATGTATTAAGTCAGGCGTTAGACGATTACTTAGCAACACAGTCATTAACTACTAGTAACTGTGCGACGAGTACATTAGTTACTGATTGGTATATTGACTTACGATTGAATGGTAATATATTAATACAAGAGAAAATATATACAGGATATGGATTATTTCCTGTTGATGTTCCGTCAAATTCATTTTGGATAGCATCTTTAGATACTTATTTAAGTGGGTTAGTCAACTATGGGTTTAATTATTATTTTAGTGATGATGAAAAAACACTATATGTTTCTAATTTGGCGTGTGACGCAACTAATCAAAATAAACTATTCCAATTAAACGTTGGTTTAAATTTCAATATTGTTTGTAGTTAATGGCTTTAGGATATACATTTAGTGTTTCAGGTGATTGTTATAGTAGCGGTAATACTGGTTCTATACAAATATTTCCATCAGGGGGATTACCACCATATATTGTAGATTGGAGTTCTCCAAATTTAGGGACTGACACTGGGATAACAACAAGTTCAATCAGAACAGGATTGTCAGGAGGAACGTACACAATTAATATTTCTGATTCTGCAATAATACCTGAAACTATAACTGCGGGGGCATATGTTTCTTCAGGGGTGTGCGTAAGTACAATTAGTAGTACTGATACTACTTGTAGTGATAATGATGGTACTTTAACTGTTAGTGCCGCAACTCCTTATACACCTGTAAGTTATTATCTATATGATATTTCAAACAACTTTGTAGTTTCGGGAGATAGTTTTACAGGTTCTCGAACATTTTTTGGTTTAAGTGCCGGTACGTATAATGTTGATGTTTTTGATTCGGGAGGTTGTAGTGGTAACACGGGAACTTGTATTATTAAATCATCAACAGATATTGACTACGGTTTTTATGTTATAGGTAACTCAAACTGTGCCGCGGGAAATACAGGTGCGATATATGTTACAGGTTTAACAGGTAATCCACCATTTACATATGTTTGGTCCACAAATGCAATAACAACTAGTGTTAGTGGATTAACGGATGGTGCATATTCATTAACCATAACAGACGCCACATTATGTTCTAAAACTTTATCGACAACAATATCTACAGTTCCGACATTAGGTATTGTTAATTTTGTTAACGTGTCTCCAACTTGTTTTCAAAATGACGGTTCGGTTACAGTAAACATTTCAGGAGGAACTCCTCCGTATTACTACCAATTTTCAAATGGGTTGAATGCAATTTCATATTCGCAATCATATACCATTAGCGGTTTATTTGCCAACTTTTATAGTGTAATTGTAACAGATGCTGGATTATGTACGACTAATGGAATAACCTCAATATCGGTCCCAAATTCATTTAATGCCGTTAGTATAAACGTAGTAAATTCTACGTGTTCATCATTAAATGGAAGTATTGATATTAATGTTAGTAGCACCAATGCTTTAGTATATACTTATACATTAATCGACCCATTAGGTAATTCAACAATAGTTTCAAAAAATAGTACTTATCATAGTTTTGGTGGACTTAGTGGTGGTACTTATACCGTTACCGTAACAGACCCAAACCCTAATGGATGTTTCTACACTCAAGACGTTCATTTATTTACAGACAATAA